TTTGATTCTGCTATTAATCACCTATGCCTAACCCAACCATTAAATTCTACTAAATCTGGGTATAAGGATTTAGGTGTTCTCTTTAGAAAATTGTTCTTAGAAATAGACGAATTCTCTTCAATCTATTGTGGGTTAAATGTTTTCCCAGATAAGGTTTATTTATTATCGCCTGGAATTGGCATGTTAAGAAAACATAGCATCATCAGACGTAAATCTGATGATGATAAAGAATTAAATGATAAATTTGAGAATGTATTAAGCTCAAATAAAATTTATAATGATCTATTCGATTGTATCTTAGGCGTTGATAGAAAAGATAGAGACGATAGATATAATCTTTTTGATAGAGCTCATTTTAGATCAACCTATCAAAAAATCTTCTTAGCAAAATATTCATCAAGCGATAATATCCCTAGTATGTTTGAAGAGGACGAATTCTATAGCTATGTGCAAGATTTCTTAAAACGGAGAGTAAAGAATCTTATACAAGGATAGGCTATACTATGAAAGATATTATAATTAGCTTCAAACTAAAAAAAGATTTGGCTAGTATTATATTAGCTCATTTGATGTACAGATGGAGATTACAGGCTACATATTTTGGTGTTATTATCGGCACTATAATTTTAGGTGCATTTACTCCATATATTTTAAACCATTATTTTATATCTATAGGTTCGGAGTCTGACGTTATATCTTCAGACAAATTATTCTTGATTGCAGCAGTATATGTAATCTGCATTGTATCTGTACTAACTTATTATACTCTTTTAAGAAGTCATACAAATTTAGGTTTTATAAAAAAAGAACTTAAATACACAATTAATACTTGGAGAGTTACAAGAATTTTATATAAGAAAACTATCAGTAGTTGCAAGTCTATTAGAAACAGAATTGTATGCAGGCTATTTGATCGATGTAGTGTTTCTGAGTATGAAAGAAAAAGAGAAGATAAAGTATATGAGGCATTCGTAAATGAAGTTATAAGAGCCACATTATTTAATATCTTTACAATTTATTTTGAATACCAAGATAAGAATTTAACGCTAGATGAAAATGGACTAAAAACAATTAGAAATGTTTATGGAAGTCTAGATGGCAAATCTGTATCAGCCATAATGGATACAAAAGATTTTAAAAATTTCTATTCGACTGTTTTATTTGAAGGTAATAAAGGGTCAATAGATGATGAGTTATATAATAAACTATTTGAACGCATTTATCAATCAGTAATAGAATATATTGATAAGGATTATGAATTTGCAGACAAATACAAAAAAGAAGATATATTAGAATTAGTAGATCTTACACTAGAAAACTGGTGTGAATTATTTATCAATCTTAAAAAAGAAAATTAAAAAAAAATAAGGGTATAGGCATGAAGCCTATACCCTACTCTTATTGTGGATTAATAATATTCGCTACATATTGTCCAGCATTCTCAGATATAGGAGTAGACGATTCTTCTCTGGTCATATAGAATACTAGATCAGTTCCTCCTTCTGCCATAATTAATGCATTATATGCAGGAAGCTTATATAAGAACTTCACTATATTGAATATCTTATAGGTATACCAGATACCACGTTCATCTTTTACTATATCAGAAAATAATATAGGACCTTCTTTTGTTTCTCTATAATGAACTACTACTCTAGTAGCACTCATCATCAAAGTATAGATCCTAGATCTTTCTGCTTTGGATACATTGCTAAACATATTTACCATTGTAATCATAGCAACTGTATCTGTATTTCTCATTTTATAAGAATTCTTATATTGCGGATTCTCTAAACATTGTTGTGTTAGCTCAAGATCCAAGCAAATATCATCACTGTAATCTCCAAAAACTCCATGTAATTCTTCCTCTCTGTTAAGAATAAAATTTAAAGCATTATAATGATTTTCCATCTCTATCTTATCATGGTATGTATCATCCTTATTGAATCTATCATAATCTATATTTTGATTAATGTGAGATAGCTCATGAACTATAGTAAGGATAATAAGACCTTTAATACTAGGCCAATCGTACTTATCATTATTTTTTGCCAATTCTAAAATATTATGAATATTTAAAGTCATTACCCCATTTACTACATGACCCATACTGGAATTATTGGGAGATGTATCTAATTGGAAAAAGGGTATTCTGGTTCTATTAACCCTAGTATTCAAATAATTAAAAGCTTTTACTGCAAACTCACAGCTTTTAGTATAAAAAGATTCTTTCATTTTAATATAACCCCAAAATTAAACACACGTCTATCATTATGATTATAAAATAAAGTAAATAAGATATAATCTTAGATATTATATGATTTCTTCTTAAAAGAAAATTCATACCTTTATTAGCAAAGATAATTAAGAATATTACTAAAAATAAAGTATGATACATTTCAAGCATTTGATTATCAGACCCAAATATGCGAGATAATAAATCTCTATATGCATAATCCACCACTTGTAAATATACTGTTTCCATTTATTCCTCCTATGGTATAAATATATTCATTACTATAGTATACGTTTAAATCTAATTTTATAAACTGCGACATTTACATAATAATCTGCTTTTAAGATTAGTTTCTAGTTAAAGGAGGACTATTTTCAATCATGCCTTCAAATGAAATTAGAATGGTCGAGAATCAAGGGCAGAGGGTTTATTATCATAGATCAACAACTAATCAAACCTTTATAGAGATGAGTAACTATCTCAAATCTATAGGTATTAAAAATCATAGATTTATGCTAGCACTATTAGATCCAGATTTGGCTAATATTGATCCTCACGATCCTAATTTAAGTACCGTTTATAAAATGAAAGTATTAGCAGAAGTTAGAAATAACTTCTGGTATTATCTTAGAGAAGTAGTACGAATCCCATCATCTGGTGAGCCATCGAAGTTCTTATTGAACCGTGGTAATATGGCATTCTTATATATGGCGATCATGAACTTTGACTGTCTATTACTACAGCCTCGTCAGACTGGTAAGACTATTGGTACTGCTGTTCTTTATACTTACGTTTATAACTTTAGAACACAGAATACACAGATCTCACTTCTAAACAAAGAAGCTAAGGACTGTCGTTTGAACTTATCTCGTATTAGAAATATTCGTGACTTACTTCCATCTTATCTTAGATTCGATTCTAAGTTTACAATGGATGGTACTCGTAAGAAACAAGTACAAAGTACACAAGTTTATATGGAAAATGCGATCAATCGAAACAATATCAAAACTTATGCCAAAGCCAGAAATGAAATGGCTGCAGCTAACTTGCTTCGTGGTCAAACATTCCCTCTCTTATGGGCTGACGAATTTGCATTTATTCCATTTATGAAAACAATCTATGGTAATATGAGACCAGCGATGAGTAAGGCCATTGAAATTGCTAAACAAAACAATGTTCCTTATGGTGTAGTATATACTACAACTCCTGGCTTCTTAACCAATGATGAAGGTAAATATGCTTATACGGTATTAAATAATGCTTCTAAGTTTAGTGAACAATGGTATGATCTTACCTATCCACAATTACGGGAAATTGTAGATGCTAATAAATTATCAAGCTTTATTCATATTCAATTCACTTACCAACAACTTGGTTATACAGAAGAATGGTTTGAAAGACAATGTAAAGAACTTGAATGGGATTGGCCTCTTATTCGTCGTGAAATTCTTCTTGAATGGTCTGACGAATCTGAAAATAACCCATTCACTAAAGATGAATTAGATGGTATTCGTAAATATTGTAAAGAACCTAAAAAGACTCTTCTTATCTTTGGTAAATATCAATTCAATATTTATGAAGAAATCCCATTAAAGTCTAACTTAGTTCCTAAATACCCACCAATCATTGGTGTCGATCCATCTGGTGGCGTATCTAAAGATAGTTCTTGTATTACTTGTATAGACTCTAAGACAACTAGAGTATTTGCCGATTTAAAATGTAATACAATTTCTAATATAGAACTTGCTAGAGTAGTTCAATATTTAGTAACTAATATGATGCCTAATGCCGTAGTAAACGTCGAAAGAAATGGTGTAAGTAAGCACAGTATAAGGAGTAATCCTTATATTCCTACAGAGTTAATTGCTTAGAAAAGGCTGTTAAGAGTTGCAATACCACAACGCAATCAGTGATGATAATCGTGATGGTTTAAAAAGTTTGCAAATGGCCTAGTTTAGCAGCGAAATATCTATTTTTAAAAACTATATCACTTCTAATTAAAGAGGTGATATTCATGTTTAAAAGACTTCCATTTTTTGATAATAATTTCGAAGTAAATGAGTATGGAGTTGTTAGAAATATAACAACAGGAAATATATTAAAACCATATATCAGTAATAAAGGATATTATGTAATTTCTTTCTCTTATAAAAATATGAGAAGAAAAGAATATGTTCATAGATTGGTAGCTATAGCATTTTGTCCTAACCCATTCAATCATCCAATAGTATTACATTTAGATTCTAATAGATTGAATTGCCATTATACTAATTTAAAATGGGGAACTTACAGTGAAAATAATAAACAAGCTGTTCAAGAAGGACATATGATAGTTCCAAGACCAGATAATAGAAAACATTATGTGATTTATAATGAATCTTCTTGTGTAGAAATAGAATGCTTTGGTTCTGCAAATATTAAAGAGAAAACTGGTCTGACTGAAAGTATGGTTAGAAATTATTTATTTAGAAATACTCCTATAACTAACGGAATTTTTATTGGTTGGAAAATAAGAAGTAAATAGATAGACGTTCAACGATCAGCCCCTGGCGGGGGCGTAGAACCACAAGCTTATGGTGGAAGAAAAATCCTGGCCCTATATCGGAAATAGGGACGACATATGATCTCGTCACTCCTTGTAATGAGGGTGGAATGGAATTGACCATCTGATATTGAGTTGCGCTAATATCAAAAGACAACGGTTACGGACTCTCGGTAATTGGTAAGCTTTTGGAAACTCCTGTAAAGAAAAATCTTTATTATGAAATTAAAGATAGAGTTCTAGAAGAAACTACTGATGGCAATCGTATTATCAGAAATAAACGTAAGACTAAAGTATATGGTCTTACATCTACAAACAACGTTCGTGATCTATTAATAGAAATATTAAGAGAACGTGTTACTTATCATAAAGATAAGTTTATCTCTCCAAGCATTTATCAAGAAATGCGTGGTTTGGAAGTAAAACGTAATGGTAAGATTGAACACTCTGCTTTAACACACGATGACCAAATATTCTCATACCTTGTAGGTTTGTATGTATGGTATGAAGGTAAAAACTTAAGAGAATTATTTGGTATAGA